CAGAAGACCGCGCCCGTCGCCGATGGTGGCGCGCCTGGAAGCATGGTCGATCAGGTGCGGGATACCGTAGGCGCGTTTATCCGCCCCGCGGGGAATGGCCAATCGGCTGCGCCCGAAACGGTCGCCAGTTATATCGGGCGTCGGGTCCCTCGGGTGCCGCAGATTCCGGCGTCTGCGCCCATCTACGATGAGCTAACCCGGCCTGTCTCGTTCCCTCGGCTCTACTGCATGTCCAGCACTGATCCCGACACCTATGCACGGGAGTTCGGGCGCATGGCGCATGCCGTGGTGAATGGCGTCCCTACCGTGTGCCAGTGCTACACCCAGCAGAGCACCCGCATAGAAACCGACTTCGCCTTCTGCAGTCGGGTGGTTGAGTACGGCTTCTTCGATCCGACCATTCCCGACCGCTCTGGCGGCTCACAGCGCCAAGACGCTCAAAGCACCCCGCGACCCTCTCAGCCAGTCTCACAGCCGGTAGTTGCTCAGCCTTCGAGCGGTGGCGGCTTGACGGTCGTTCCGTACCAGAAGGGGCAGTTCCTGTGGTGATGACCGTCAGCGCGTCAGTGGCACGCACGGCGAGGCACGAGCCGGCGTGCCTCGCGCGCTGACGTCCCTGTAACACGTCAGATAACCAGAGTTGAAATCGTCCGTTAATGGACATTGTTGGAGATTCAAGAATGAGCGTTGTTAAAGACCAAGCAAGGCTGGATCGTCAAAGCGGGGTTCCGTCGAAGCGTGGCCGGTTGTTTGTCGATCCCGGCACGGCAGCGATCACCGATCTGTCGAAAGTGCGCCTGCTGCGCTGCGGCGTGGATACGGTCCGCCAGCTGTATCGCGGGCTGATCCGCCCCGAGATCATGGCGCTGTTCGAGAAGCCGGGCGCGATGGTCGAGTTCGCCGGTGAGTTCTGGCACTCGGGCCGTGTGGGCCGAGACTCTGGCTACCAATACAAGCTCCAGAACGCCGATCTCGGGTTCATCCTGCTGATCAAGAACTTCAACGCCAAGCTGGAACACATCGGGCCGCACCTGAAGGTCGAGGTGTCACCGCACGCGATCGACGCGCTGTCGCCGGAAAGGCTCCAGGAACGCATGGACTACTACGCCGCCGCCGTGATGACGCACCGCGAGCGCAACCAGTGTGCCGTGCACCTCGCATTGGATCTGCAAGGCTGGAAGCCGCCGGTGGATCTGGTCGCCCGTCTGCATTGCCGGGCCAGGACGCACCGGGATATCTCGGGCATCAGTCAGGTGGAGTGGGCTACCAAGTCCAGCGTCTACGGGCGCGGCGAAACCTCCATGTTCGGCTCGGCCGGTGGCGTCCAGTTGTGCATCTACAACAAGACCGAACAGGCCCGCGCCACGGACAAGCTCGACTTCTGGGAAAGCGTTTGGCGTCGTCGGGACTCGTTCGATGCGGCGGACCCGGACAATTACGATCCAACCCAGGACGTGTGGCGGGTCGAGCTGCGTTATCACCATTCGGTCATCCAGCAGTTCGCCAGCGGCTCGATCAGCGCGAAGACCGGCGAAGCCATTGATACCGACTCGTTCTCGGCCTTCTCGGCCCATCTGGAAGGCCTGTGGCGCTACGGGCTGCGTCAGTTCAAGCTCATTGCGCGCCCTGGCTACTATGAGCCGATCTGGACGTTGATACGCGATGACGTGCGGGTCGATCTGCCGGTCGATTCCCTGGTCGATGAGACGGAATACAAGCGGTACTACAAGACCTCGCGAGGCTTCTCGGGCAAGAACGTCGAGCTCTTCCTGGGAAACTTCGTAAGCCTGCTGGCACGGGAGCGGGTGGGCGCTAAGAAGGCATTCGAGACCCTGAAGCAATGGGATTGCTGGCCGGTCATCCGCGATCACTACGCCGCCAAGGACATGACCGAGCGGGATCTGTACAAGCACATCAAGGATCTGCTGCAGGAACGCCATGTGAGGTGGGGGCGCGCTGTCTGATGGCGATTCAACAACTGCCTGACGGTCGCTGGCACGTCGACGTTGAACCGATCAAGGGCAGGCGGTTTCGCAAGACATTCAAGACCAAGGGTGAGGCCCAACGGTTCGAGGCAACATGCCGATCCAGGCTGATCGAAAGCCCGCAATGGTCACCCAAGCCGAAGGATCGTCGACGCCTGTCCGAACTGGTGGATTGCTGGGGCCGCCTGCATGGCCGTTCGCTGGCCGACTATGAGGGTCGCCGCGTCATCATGGACCGCATGGTCGAACGCCTCAGAGACCCCGTGGCGATCACGTTCACGGCAACGGATTTCGCGGAGTACCGCGCCAAGCGGATCGCGACAGGCATCAGCCCGAAGACGCTGAACAACGAACTCTCCTACCTGCGAGCGTTGTTCAATGAGCTGCGGCGGCTCGGTGAAATCGAGTTCGAGAATCCGCTCGCCTTGCTCCGCGCGATACGGCTGCAAGAGCGGGAACTGTCGTACCTCGACGCACAGCAGATCAACCGGCTCTTCCAGGTGCTGCGTAGCATGACGCACCCGCATGTCGAGCTGATCGCCATGATCTGTCTGGTGACGGGCTGCCGTTGGGGTGAAGCGCAAGGGCTGACGATCAGCCGGGTGGGCGATGGGATGCTCCAGTTCGTGAACACGAAGTCGAAGCGGCGTCGGGTGGTGCCGATTGATCCAATGCTGGCAGAGCGGATTCGCGATCATCTGCGGGAGCATGGTGCCTTCAGCAACTGCCGTGACCGGTTCGATGAGGCCGTTGTCCGAACCGGGCTCAAGCTGCCCGCTGGACAGAAATCCCATGTACTGCGACACACCTTCGCATCACACTTCATTGCGAACGGTGGCAACATCCTCACGCTGCAGAAGATTCTGGGCCACTCGACCCTGGCGATGACGATGCGCTATGCCCATCTGGCTCCCGATCACCTGCAGGACGTGTTAGCCTTTGGCCCCGCTCGGGATTTTCGACACTTCTTCGACTCTCCAGCTTCTGACTCTCGCTCAGGGCTAGAAAATCCTTTGTAAATCAATAAGGAAGGCAATCGCAGCCGGTGCTGCGGCCGGGCTTCAAA